GATATATCTGTAAGTATCATTGTATTTGTCGGTAACGTATTTGTAGTTTGAGTCTGCAAATGCGCGGTCACTTTTTCTGATTAGATTATAAAATGCTATTGTCGCTGCGGTATTCATATTGTCTCTGTCTGCTTCAACATCAACTTGTCTAGGTGAAATACATGCAATTGTGTCTTTTCTCAACTCTGCAATATCAATTAATTTATTGACTGTCGCGCGGGCAGAAGTAACATCACCAGCGTCGGCAATTTCACCCTGCATTAGAAAACCAATATCTACAGTTTCGTTATCAGCAAAGTGCTCTAGTCCTGCAATGTATTGTGTTCCTGTTGGACCGGCACCAATCTGTCCACCACCAAAGGGTCGTGAAATAAAGTTTTCGGTTCCATCAGCAGTACCGCTTGCGTTCAATTTTGAAAAAGTCACAAATTTTGTGGCACCTTCGACTGTAACAATATTGCCACCCCAATCAACACCGGCTGGATGATTTACACAGAAAACGTACCGCGAAGTATTGTTAATCACGTTTACATAGTAAACATTTTTACCATTACTTGTTTTACCGTTCGCAGCCTTGGAAAGTCCTTCCAATGTTTCGACAACTCTTTCTTGTCCACTTGAGTTGTCTGTAACAACCAATGAAATACCTTGTGGTGTATTTTCACTGCCCGCGATAACGGGTGCTGCGGAATCTACTGTGTGGTCATCTGCCCTTGGAGTTCCGGTAAGCGAACTGGCTAACGCAGGTTTTGCAGTTACAAAATCTTCATATGAACTTTCGTCGATAAGATAAACATGTAAATCGTTGCCCCAAGTGCCTGGGTTTTTCGCAGCAAATTCAACACCATTCCAAGCCGAATCGGCAAAATTGAAGTTGCTTTCGAAGTCTGTTTGATTCTTAATCAAAATACTTGCTGCATTGAAGGCGAATTGATTTGTCGCAGCATTATTAATGGTTGCTACAATAGGTGCGCCCCCTGCTGGTGCAGTTGTAAACTCAATTCTTGTGTTGTTTTCTTGCAGAGTATAATCTGTTCCTTGTGTAACGGCCGCACCGGCAACAGTAACAGTTAATGTCTGTCCTGATGTGAGGTTAGGTGCTGGTGTTAGTGGGAAAGATTTTCTTGCCGGAATTGTCACATTAATTGTTTCGCCAGTTTCTGGAAAGTTTGATACGAAAGTGATCAATGCACTATTACCTGATACTGTGAATTCGGTACGCAAATAATCGCTAGCCACTGGTGACATGATCGCCGCAGTAACTCCGGCGGCACCTGTCGCAGCAGCTGCTGCAGCACCGACTGTTGTGCTCATCGTGAACGCAGTTTGTTGTGCGATGTCGATTTGCACCACATCTCTTCCGGTTTCTGCATATGGCAAAATCGAACCTGCGATCCCGTTCGCAGTAGTTAGTTCGTGTTGTGCTACTGAAGCGGTTGATGGCATGAAAAACATTCTGTTAAGAACAGCGGCTGTCACTGTTCCCACTGACAAATCCAAAGTCGTTCCGGAAGGAGCTGAATCTGTACCGAAGTTGAATTCAGTTGACAATGTGATGTCATCGCCGCTTATGGTTGCGACAAAATATTCAGTATACTGAGTCAGTCCACTATCTGTTGCAGTTGAGAGAACTACCTTGTCACCTTTTGAGAAACCATGTCCTGCTGTGAGAGTGATAGTGTCTGTTGTTGCATCGACACCAGAAGTTGCGTCAAATTCGCCACGATACTTTTCAAAATAATGGCCATGCGAAGTTCCGCCAGATGGATTTGCTGCACTATCTGCGGCATTTGCATCTGTTTGTTTTGTATACAACGGTGAGAAAAATCCGCCAGTTGTAAATGCATCGCCGGTTCCATCACCTTTGAATGCTTTGTTGGCTGCGGCATGTACATACCACGGACCGGTGCTAGAAAATACTGCAAGTGGGTTTGCTAATACGATTTTACCTCTGCCACCGTTTGTAGATGAATCGACACTCCAACGCGATGCTGGAACAACACCACCAGAGGCCTCGCCTACACCCCTAACTGAAACGGTCACATCGCTTGAAGTGAGGTTTCTTATGTTTACATCATTGGAAGCTTCTGCTCCGGCCGCAACTAGGGTTGTTGTACCATTTGCAAAACGTGGATGCAAGTAAACTTGCGCTGCAGATGTATTTGCTGCGCCCACACCTAGATCAATAGAAGTGATGCCGGCGGAATTACCAACCGGAAAAGTTCCACTCTGTGCAGAAGAACCGTGAATGACTTCAGTTGAGCCCGCCGCGCCTGTGGCGTTTTGCGTGCTGAAAGTACCTATATTTAGCGAGACAGTACCAGACAGAGCATTTCTTGCCCTATCCGCAGCTGCGTTTGCATCACTATTGTTTACAACTCTTACTAACTTTAATGCATTAGAATATGCTAAAAAGTTTGAAGCAGTAAACCAAGTTTTGTAATTTTGTTCTGTGGGCTCACCGAAAATGATTCTCAGTTCTTCTTCGTTCGAAATTTCTACAATTTCCCCGACAGGGCCTTTTGAGAACTGTCCGACCATAGCACCAATATTGGTAACTAGGGCGGGCACACTCGTAGATGCATCGATTTCAGAAATGTTTACGCCAGGACTTACTTGGAATGCCATTTTTTTATCTCCTTTGATTTGATATAATAACTTATTTTTATTTATTTATAAAAACTTTGAAGTCAGTATAAATACTTGCCTTCAATCTCTTACCGTCCACAGATCCCCTTCCGCGTCTACAAAAGATTCGATCTGAAGGCCATCTGATATGAAACCAAATGGCAACATATTTTCTTCTAAATGTTTCATTCTTTCTTCATAAATTTCGTTTCTGGTATCTATATCACACATGCTTTTGAAATATGGGTCAGTAGACATCCAAGAAAATAATATCAACGTGTCCACTAGATCATCTGTACGACCTTTCTCTGCCTCATATTTAGGTCCTTTCGAAATAAAAGTTGTCAATTCATTGATTGTTTCAAAATCCTTGATTAACAATTTATCTTCTTCGATCAAACTTTTCATATTCATACAACCAATTTTTTTAGTTGCTTTCGTTGTCCTAATTCCTAAAGTTGTCGATCCGCCCCCAAAACCAGAACTTATAGTCTGTCCTTTTCTAGTATCGCTCGCTATACTTATTAGATTAGTGTTTTCTAGGTCGTGATATAATATATCACTCACCTGCTGCCCGACATCGTTTATCTCTACTAATATGAGAGAATCGTTGTATAATGTAGAAATTCTATTTATTAGGTTTGGATATACCATTGGTGGCATTTCATTTGACCGAAAAACTGCGACTTGTTTATATGGCATTTTCGAACAGTCAAACACTGAAAACGCCGAAAAATCTTGACCGAGGCCTCTTGACACGTCTACTGTTGTAATGTATATGTGATTATCTTTGGGGTGTTCGTACACTTTAAGGGTGCCATTTTCTAAAATTTGTTTAGGATTTCTGTAGGCCATACTCTTTAATTTCGACACATTTATTAATGTGTTCGTGCTTCCCAAAAATTCTGTGTCGAATTCTTGGCGAAATTGTTCGGCACTGGTATTTTTTATTGTGGTTTGTTTCCATTTTTCGTCACGGCCCGGTACTTCGCTCCAGTGAACAGAAATGGGATTATATGTGTTTCTACCCTCTTCTGCATCTACCCATAATTTATAGAAATGATTCATGCCCGCTGGTGTCGAAACAATTATAACCTTTGTAGTCGTACCAGAAGAAATTGTAGGATAAACTGAATTGAAAAACTCTTCTGCCATTTCATTTGGAACAAACGCAAATTCGTCCAGAAACAAAATGTTATAAGACCCACCACGAATGGCACTGGATGATGTCGCAGCCGCCATTACCTTTGCACCATTCTCCAATTCTATGTTGCCCTTATTCCATGTTACAACGCCCTGCTGTAGCCACTTAGGTAAATGCTCATAGGCCATTTGTAGTCTACTCAACAACTCTCGCGCAGTTGCAAGTTTGTTTGCGAGTAATGCAACCGAAACATCTTTGTTGAAAAGTATATAGTGTAGAAAAAATGCAATACAAGTGATCGACTTACCAGACTGTCGTCCAATCTTTGCGATAGTGAAGCGGTTGTCTGTAAAAGAACGAATCATTTTTTCTTGGAATGGATATAGATCAAAATTTACAAGTCCGGTATCGACGTTGACAATTTTCATGTATGTTTTAACAAAATATACAGGATCTTCCATACACCGAACATATTCTTGCGCCTGTTCTTCTGTCCAGCCAATTTCAACCCCCGCCGATTTCAAGTTGGGGTTGTTTAAATAAATTTCACTCATTTTTGCCGACTTCTCTATTTTTCCCTCTTAGAGTTTCTAATAGATCATTTGTGTTTCCAACAAATACTGCATTATTTACCACCTTTGATGGCTTACCGCCGTCTTTTGTGTTTTCTATCTTATTCATGGTAACTTGAAGTTCTATTAAATCTTTGGTTAAGTCGGCAGTGGTCTTGAGTAGTTGTCCGGTGACTTCGTATGCTCGCGGGTGTTCGCTCTCCTTAGCCAGTTGCAATAAATTTTGTAATGCATCCTGCCCCTGCGAAACTAAATCTTTCAAAGTTTCTCTATGTTCGTTGTAATCGTTTGCCAGGTCTTGTTCGCGCATTTCTGAACTATTAAATTCTTGGATATTGGATTCTTGTTTCTTTACAACATTTTTGGATGTTTCTTCGATTTTATTCTCTATATCTAAAAATCCGCTCAACTTATCATTCAAACTTTCTCGCATCATACTTCTCCAAATTCTTCATCAAAAGTATTGATAAAACTAAAATTTTCTGTTTTTAGTGCATCTGCCGGATCGGTTGTGATTGTATTTTTCGTAAACTGTTCATCCGTATCTAATTTTTTAGTATTTGTTATTGCAGTTCTAATCAATTTTTGTTCTCTCGGCAGTCCATATAAAGTACCGGCCATAGTGAATCCTAATGTCCATATCAACGAACGCCTAGAAAGAAAATCTCCTTCATATTCGTCTGCATAATCAACAGATTCTAATGTTAGTGGGGTATCTCTAACGATACCTAATTCTGTAGCCTCTTTAATTGGTATAACAAAAGATGGTGTAAAATATGGCAAGATTTGTTCGATAATTTGGGTTGCATCGTCTGCATTTTTAGTCATTACAGAAAGTTGAAACCCAATATCATATGGAACTGGTTGGTATACATGATTTTTTATATTTTCTGATGTAGTATTCTGTCTTGAAATTTTATTTGTCTTTGGCAGTTTTCTCGATGGGTTGTACTGAAAACTGGAAATCTCGAAGCTCATTCTTGGCAAAGTGAGTGCGGGTTCTCCGGCTGTAGTAACTTTGTTGATTCGTGATAAATATTTTTGAGATGGGCCATATGCTAACGGAACTCTAATAACCGATATAACTGTCCCAGCCGCGTTTGTTCTTTTGATATCGACATCATTAAACATAGATCCAAATGCAATTACATAATTTCTTATCGTGCTTCTATAGAAATAATCATTACCTAACATTAGTAATCCTCACTAAATGGGTTTACTGTCGTGAAGTCTATAACTCCATCAACAGTTGTTGTGCTTAACGGAACTAATCCTGTGTCACTATCTGCAATGTTGTCGATGCTATCATCTGCCGCGACGGCACTTGATGTGGTAAAGTTGTCATCTAACGCTACCACACCAGTACTTATATTTTCGTGTGAGTATACGAACAATTCTGACGTTATTCTATAAACATAATTTTTACCTAACTGATAAAAGGGCTCTTCATCTTCGACAAATTTTATTGCAAATACTGCATCTGAAATTGGATGATAAATAAGATCTCCGACCAGCGGTTTTGATTTTCCAGTGATACTGGCAAATCTGGAAACAGAAACGCTTGTTACAATCTGGTCTCTGACTTCCAAACCAAATTTAGATAACATATCACCTTCTCCCTCAAAACCGTCTGCGCTTTCTATTTGCATTTCGACTGTATGAGTTTCTGTGAATTCGCTCAAAACATCCTCGTTGAAAATTGTATCTTCTTTGACGATTGATCTAGGAACGTAAATAAAGTCTTGGCCATGAATTTGAATAGACTCGATGACAAGATTCTCTAATAGGTTTTGTTCCTGTGTAAAATTTATAGTGTTGAAATACTGATTTACTGGCATTTTTTATCCAACCATAATGTCTACAGGAAGTTCGTAGTTTAACGACATTTCTTCTTCTAGGGTTGTGATTTCCTGTATTGCCTGATCGAGAATTGCACTACCGTTAAATGTGACACCGCCCGGAAGCGTCACACCTTCATATTTTGTGAGATTTTCGCCCCACTGTCTTTTCATTAGTGCTGTCGCGTATCTTTTGAGCCACCTGTCGTTCCACACATCGGTATATACATCTGGATCAATAATTTTGCTACATTCTATGATGATATATTCATTTTCTAAAAGATCGAAGCCCCAATCTGTGTCAACGAATAGTCTGTTCATATGTCTCTGATACCTGATCGGAACATTGCCATGAATTATGTTGTTGACCATTTGTAAATGGCTTTGTGTGATTTCATATGTCAACATTTCTGCGCTTGATAGGTTGTAAACATCATTCAAAAATAATTGATATTTGACATCGAACATATTGGTGGAAAAACTATTTTTTTGATAAAATGGCAATACCCGTTTAATTCCAATGATACTTTGATCGACGGTGATATATTTGTTGGTTATATCTGCTGCCAGAATCTTGTATGGAAAAAAAGTATCTTCTACTGCATCAAAATGATAATCCTGATAATACTCGAGCGCATCATCAATTCTATCTTCTAACTGCTCGTCTGCAATGTTGATTTGTATTACCGGAGAACCAAGTTTTCTTAGACAATAATTCTTGAATTCGGTTCTTGTAGTTATGATGGCCATCAGTCATACCTCTTATTTTATATGACTATTTATAATTTAAAAGATTGTCATTATATCAGAGCAGTTGTTCTAACATAACTCTATTCGCCATATGAAGTTCGATCAAGTCATCTTTATTCTGTCCCTTGTATGGAACCGCATGATAATTTTCCATCATTAGAGCAGATGCAAGTTTGCTAGAATAATTATTATTACCATCTTTATGTTCGATTATAAAATCACCTAAAATTCTACCAAACTTTCCTGTTTTGTCTTTTTGAGTTTTGATTATTTGCATAGAGCCAATCGGCATAAGATATTTCATAAATTCTTTCGCCCGCAACCCATATGATTTTTCGACTAGATCTTTTGTTCTTGATTCTGGGGTGTCTATTCCCATAATACGAACTCGCTCTTTATGCATCCAAACACCGAACCCCAAGTCTATATCGACGTCTACTGTGTCGCCGTCGACGACTCGTAATACCTTGCATCTATATTCGTACATTTTTTATCCTTGTAATTCTGCGGTAGGTGGTGTGAAGGTGGAAGTATATCTTAAAGGTCCTATAGTTAATCTAGAGTCTTGCAAATACTTTTCGGCCGTTTGACCATGATTATAGCCATATGCTCCAAGTAATAGATTTGTTCCTGATAAACTACTCCAAGACCAATGATATCCACCAGTATGTGTAATAGATGTAACCTCACTTCCATCTACCCATATTTTATATGTACTATTACTTGCGCTAGTATATGTGTGAGTAAGAACAACGTGATGCCAAGTATTTGCTGTAATATCACCAGCAGAACCAGAAGAAAGTAGTCGGTCAGAACTTCCATCCCAAATATTCACAAACGGTATCCCATTTGCGTTGATTGACAACGACGCAACAGTAGTGGAGTTTCCCACCCCCCGACTAAACAGATGCTGCATACTTCCTGTACTTGTAACATACACCCAAGTCTCAAATGTCCAACTTTTTTCACCGATTTCCAATATTGGGTTAATTGAAATATAATCTCCTGTACCATCAAGATATATTGACTTTGTTCCAGCAAACTTTACTTGAGTTGTAGATGTTGCAGCATCAGCAACACACTTTATTGCATGTTTCTGACTCAAATCTGAAATAGATGTTTCTGGATTGAGTAAGAATTTTGTATTTGTAATTGCAGTCAGTGGTGCGGTTGGTGGTGTGAAGTTAGTAGTATAAACGGCACTAGATACAATTCTTAAATCACTTAAAGTGCCAACAAAATCATTTGCATTTCCAGACCCAATGC